CCTACCCCTGCAACGATCGCCGCAGCGGCTCTTAAGCGTTACGGCGCCCCCAACTACTCCGCCACAGTTGCCTCGCTCCTCCCTGATAAGCGGGTTGCTTACTTACTCGAGGAGGAACGTCATTATGACGATATACTCGCCGTTCTCGACACTCTCTTCACGACATCCCTAGTCGATGACGAGACTCTCCAGGCCCTTTACATCAAGCATAGCATTGAGTTCCGCGTCGACCAATTTTCCAAAAGTAACATGCAACTCTTTCCCACTCTGGCCGACTTTGACAAAGCTATGAACGACATGAACCAAGCTGCCAAAGACCAGTTGAAGTTCCCCAGCAAGATGGCCGACCCTTTTGGTGACAAAGAATACCAGCCGGTCGTCACATCCACGACCGCTTATATGTACATTATAGCCGGCCACATGCGCGTCCTCACTGAGCTATTCCATTCCATCATGGGCCCGAGGGTTCAAATCATGGGCCCGGGATGGACGCTCGACCGCATTGTCCAAAAGTTCGGTTCATTTGCGTCTCTGGCGAAATTCTTAGGCTTCGACGTCCGACGCTGTGACTCCTCCCATCGATCAAGCTTTATTTATGCCATGCGCAAATTTTCCTCTAAACATTTTCCGAATATCAGTGCGGGTTGGTTCGATTTTGTTTTCGGTTTCATTTACCAAGCTATGGCTGTATGGTTCACAAGGTCTCGGGATGGCTCGTTTCGGGCCACTGTCTGGGGCCAGCTTGCGTCCGGTAGCGCCTGGACTTTCTTCTGGAATTCCATGTGGTCCATCTTCAATTTCGTGTCACTCATCGTCCAGAAAATCGGCGTCGCCAACTCAGTTACCTTCTTCGCCTCCTCCGTGCTTTCTACGGCGGGCGACGACGGCTTCTGTAGCGGCGAATTGGTGCACGACTTGGGCTTCACTGACGGCGATTATCCGAGTTTTTTCGGCGTCGACCTGAAAATGGAGGTTCGCGAAGGCGCGATTGACTATTGTCATATGGCTGTTATCGGCCCTAGGTCAGGTTGCCCGCCAGCCGCGCACTTGGACCCGATTCGGCAGCTCGCGAAGCTGCTGTCGCGAGGTATCGTTAAAGGCGTCGAGGAGCTCGACGAGATGCGTGTCTCCACATTTTCCTTAGTCAAGCGTTACCGCGACCCCGCCCAAGCGGCGTCCTGCGCCGACGCGGCCTTCCATGTCCACGGTTATGAACACCGTCAGACGCTTGCCGCCATTCGCTTGTTGTTCAAGTTTTGCAACACGCCTTCGAAGAAACTCTTTGTTATGGCCGACGAG